ACATTATTAGATTTGTACATGTCAAATCCTCTTAGTTTACCACTAGACACAAGACCATTTCTTATAGAGCCTTGACCTGCGTTAAAGTCTACGCTTAAAAGCTTAGAACCAGATTGTGCAAGTTCATTGTAGAATGAAGGCGGTGCAACGAACCATCTTCCTTCTTCAGGTATGCTTTGCTCATCTAGTAGCTTAGCCATGAATGACATCACGTCTAATGGGTCAGTTCCAGTACCATCAGAACCTGTAAGGTCGATAGCGTTAGAACCACCTTGATGCTGACCCATAGTTTGAGTAGCAGCAGATGCATCAGCACCTAGAACGTGGTCAGGTGAAGATGTAGAAACTCCAGAGAACATAGTTGCAATTACAGCAGCATCATATGAATCTCTCAATGCATATGCAGCAGATGAAGTAGCAACTTCTTTGAAGTTAACGTGTGACATATTAGTTTCAATATCATCTACGATGAATTTGAAAGCCTTTGCACTATCTACAACCAAAGATATCTCTTGGTCAGTAAGTTTAGTAGCAGTAGTGTCAGAACCTCTTGTGTAATCAGAAACTGAAATCACAGGTTCTTTAATAATCCTAACTGAGTCTCCGAAAGCAGAAATCTCACCGGCATAGTCGGTGTTAGTAATAGCTTCAACTACCGAGGCTTTTCTGAAAAAGTTTAGTACCTTTTTCGAGTAAATCTTAGGTAGGAAAAAACTATTAGTCTGTCCACTTACGGAGTTTGCAAAGTTAGCATCAGTATCAGTACTTGGTTCAAAAAATTGAGCCATGATAATACTCCTTTGTGTTTATAGTTTATTTAACGATTCTGCCTTGTTGCATGGCTTCGCTGATTTCACTTTCGTATTTATCAAACTCATCCATACTCATAGCAGCAATCTCCTTTTCCGACCAAATCTTTTCTGATTTAGGTTCTACAGCAGTTGTTTTTGTAGATACCATATCAGCAGCCGATTTAGTCTTAGAAGATGACTTAGTTATCTTCTCAGGAACATCAATTCCCAAATCACGTTTAAATAAATCTATAGCTCTACTGGCTAGGTCGGCATCGTCAGCGTTATCATATATCCAGCCTTGGATAGATGAGGGCTGTTCTTTTGCCCATTTGTGAAAATCATCACTGTTTCTAATATCATCAAAATCAGGATGTCTTTCTCTTAACCTTTTTTCAGCTTCTTGTTGAGATATTTCTTGCTCTCTTTCTTGGAGTTTACTAAGACGTTCTTCTAGAACTTTTGCCTTAGATTCGCTTTGCATGTGAGCAACTGTTTCTACAACTTCAAAAACATCAGGATAACTTTTTTTAAACTCTTCAAGTTCTTCTGGAGTTTTCGGAGCTCTATATTCAGGCACTGCCTGTTTAATTAACTCTTCTTCTCTTTGTTTAAACTCATTGAGTTTGCTATCATAATGTCTTTTTAAGTCATCGTAGCGTTTTTTATAATCTGGTTTTTTATAAGGTTCATCCTTAGGTGCATCCAAATTATCTACTTCTACGTTGCCTTCTTGCTCTGCTTCGTTAACATTGTTTGATTTGAATAATTTATTCTTCTCAGACGGGTCTTCAAAATAGAGCTGGTCTGCTGATTTAAAAGGTTCATCAGTACCTTCGTGCCAAGATTTTTTTAAATTATAAGGATTGGCTTGTTCCTCATTTAAGACTTCTTCAGTCATTTTCTTACCTCCTACTCAGGGCTTCATTAACAAGGTAGCTGCTGTGTGCACTCGCAGGGCTTGTCTTGTAAAGGTAGCCTTTCAAAGTTGATTTAATGTAAAGTGCCGATTACTCGGGTAGCTTTACTCCTATTGCATACGGGGGTTTGTACCTCTCATATCTTGGATAGTTTTCTCGTCTTGCATGACTTCTTCCTCATCCGCCATTTGAGTTGGGTCAGCAAATCTACGAGTTGTAGTCGTAGTTTCACTTAACACTCCCCCTTCCTGCATTCCTCGTCTTTTATCTGCAGCAGCTTCAGCTTCTTTCATCATAGACATTAATTTATCTACTCCGATTTGCTCTGTAGCTTTTGCAGTAAAGACAAACTCTCCATCCGATAACCTTGCAGGTATCGAATCAGAAACCTCTGTGCCCGGTCCTTCTACTGGACCTGAGCCTGTAAACTCTGAAGCAACTTCAATAACTTTATCAAATATTTCGCTAAGTTCATCGTTGTTTCTTAACTGGTCTACTAAAAAATCTTCTTCCTCTGGTGTTAGAGCTTCATTAATTATGAAGTCTAAATAGTCCTCTTCCATTTCTTCATCAGGGACTTGTTGTTCTTCCATGAGCATCTTTTTCATTTGCTCATTCATTTCTTGTGGCATTTCTTCCATCATCATGCCACCTTCTTGCATTTCTTCTCTTTCTTCTTTATTTTCTTCTCTAAGCATTGCAAAGTCTTCACCACTAATTTTGCCATCTTTGTTAGCATCAAGTTTAGTTTGACCACCTGTTAGCATAGCCATTCTGTCTGGGTCATCTCTTAACATACTTTTCATATTATTCCTCTATTCTTGTTAGTGCTTCTTTAACCTTCTCCGGCAGCTCCTCCAACATTCCCAGAGAAGTTATCCTCCCCTGCAACCGGAACATTTCCGATTCCGATGTTGCCACCGCCAGTGCCTGTAACTCCAAGTTCTTGCGTTCTTTGAGGTACTCCTTGAAGTCCTCCCATTGGGGACTGTTGACTATCGGGTTCAGTCTCTTCGCCTGTTGTTTGTCCAGCATTCTGCATTCCTATTATTTGTGCCATGATAGCTGCTTCTTCAGGGTCATTTAGTATTTCCTCTGGGTCTAAGTCTAAGCTATAGGCAAGTTCACTAACCAATTTAGATATTTTAACAAATGGTGCGATAGCTGGACTTTGTGCAGTTTGTAAGAACATAGTAAGTCTTTGACTTCTAACTTCTTTCTGCATCAAGCTATTCGTACCAGTAGCTTTAACTTCTAAATCACCAGCCACATCAATGTTACCTTCAAAGAACTGCATGTTCCATTGGAAGTAAGATTCACCTAGTGGCTTTAATAAAAAGTCATCAAGATTCTTAACAACTGTTTTAATATTTAAACTTGAAGCTCCTAGTAACATAGACATACCTGATGCAGTTCTCGTCATGCTTTGTACACCGGTTTGTCCGTGAGAGTAGCTAGGAATACCTGTTTGTTCATCCGCTAACTGCCTAAACCTATCAAACATCATCATATTTTCAGGTGCAGTGTTTGGAAACTTCAATCCGTAAATAGATTGTCCGGGCATTCCTGCTTGTCTCCTAAATATCTTGCCGGGATAGATTTCCATATTTTGTCCACCGACAAGAGCAGACTCATCAACATCAAATACTAATGAACCTGCTAAGGCTAGATTATCAATAGCCATTCTTGCATGACCGTTCATAATCTGTTGAGAATCATCCATATTCTCGGCTACTCCAATACCAAAGAAGTTGTAAGGGTTTCTTTCGTATGGAAAAGCGTTGTAAGGTATTCTGTATGGAGTAAATGGATTGATTACTGCTCTTAGTAATTTATCACCACATATCCATGCATTAATTTGTACCTCATCTAAATCATCAATGCTATCATTTAAATCTATGCCTACTTCACGAGCATATTCAGCATCCATGATTCCCCAGTATTCTAAGACTTCAAAGTTAGAAGAGTATTCTTCTGCTCTTGCATCATCTTTTAACTGAGCTTCAAAATCTTTTTCTTCGTAATTAGCACCTAATCTAATGCACTCACGAATAGCTTCTTTATCAAAGTAAGGCATATTACGTAGTTGCCTTAATTGACTTTTGTTCATTTTATGACGATGTATTATATATTCACACTCGTCAATGTTAGTTGCTGCAGGGTCAGGGTAGAAATCCCAGCAACTAACAAATTCTATTCTAGGAACTCTAACATCAACCGGTGAGTATTCTCTATCACCTTCTTCATTCATTGCCCAGTTATTTAATCTTTTATTAAAATTAAATGGACCTTTAATAATTCCAGTTCCTAATAATGCAGATTCTAATAATGCATTTCTTATTTCTGATGACCCATTAGATTCTTCTATTTGGTCATGAATAAGTTTTTCCATTCTTCTCGCAGACTTTTGTGCTGGAGATAATTCTAAGTCTTGTGGGTTAGGACTTAAACCTTCTTTTAATCCTAACTGTTCTGCTTGGTCTTCTAGGCTATCTTCAAACATACCTGTGCCTAAAGTAGCTCCGGGTTTTAAAACTTTACCATCACCCTCAAATCCAACATCATAAATACTTTCTACTGGCTCGTCTTCTAATCTATTACCAATATTATCAGGTATGGTTGTTTCTAAACCGGGATTAGGATTCTGGGTATCTAAGTATGCGTGTTCTTTTTCACCTTCGGGTAGTTTAGTTTCTGATATACCTATTGGAAACTTACCTGTACCAAAGATAACATCTACTAATTGTCCAAATGCTGCTAGAACTTTTGTTTTAGTTATCTTAACAAATATTCTAGACTTTTCTGATTCTCTAAATTTAACTGACTTAGCATATAGACCACGAAAGTTTTCGTATGCTTTTAACCAACGTCTTTCGTCTGAGTCTCTTGCAGTTTCTGATTGATAAAAACGAGACTGAATAATACCAACTAAATTTATACGTTGGTCTTCTTCTAATGTTAAATTTTTACCTGCTTCACCTTCTACTTCTTCGTAGATATTGTTAGCACTTAAAAATGTATTATCGTTCTCTGCCATTTATTAATATCCAAAAGTATTGTCAGCCGGTTGATACAATTCTGTTTTAATCTTTAACATTCTATCGTAAGGATGGTCCATCTTAGGTCGACTCATTATCATATAACGTAATGCATCATATGCGTGGTCAGCCGAATGTGTATCTACATCCTCCGGATTACTTTTTGATAAAGGCAAACTTTGTAGCTCTTTTATCAAGTTTGTACATGTATTAACAATTTGTAGTCTAGGTCTACCGGTATGTCCTGCTCTCAAATGTTCATGTATTTGTACTTTACCAGCTACTCTATTCTTATCTGCTCGTCTTAGTTTATGTCCTTTGTTAACTAAGATTTCACCGATAGTTGGTCCACTATATCCTGTTCTAGACCAAGCTGCTGTATCAAGTACACCACCTACGGATTTAACTTCATCTTCTTCCATTAAAGTTATTTTGTCAGCAAGTGCTTCCCCAGTCAGACCCTTTTCGTATAACTCTCTATATATGATGATGGTCTTGTCTTCAGGGTCAACTGCTGCCCATAAGCAACAACTTTCCGAAGCGTATCCATAGTCAATTCCTTTTACACGTTCCCACCAAGTTGGTATTTCAAATGGTGGTATGACATGTACACCCGGCTCAAACTCTGCGAATGCTGCTCCTTCAGAGATATCCCAGTTACCTTCCAGTAATT